AACGCACAATCAATAAAGATTGGTATGTTTAGTTTATCTGCTTCTTGTATTTTTGCATGCGAACACTTACCGTCTGCACTAAACGGATGACTTATAACTATACAGTCTGCTTCGCTTAGGTTGTAAGTGGTTCTATCTTCAACACACAATTTGTGATATCCATACTCACCTTCGTGTATTCCTATCTTGTTATACATTCCATACAGTTGGTTGAAAGCATCAGTAATACCACTAACAATATTAGGCTTACGTTTGTTAGGCAAGCCTACTACTTCTTGTTTACTGGAATGCACCCATAGATGAAACTGATTAGTAAAGTCATCAAATTGCTCTAGACGTCTATTTGGATTGCCAAAGCCTATTGCTCTGGCTGCTGTTAGTAATGTATTATTTGCCTGCATTAGAATTCAAAAAACTGTTGCATAGTTTCTGTTTCATGTATGCGATCTAAGTCAAAGCCCATTGCACCAATAACGTTTGTTACTTTCTTATCGAGAACTGCTGTCTCCATTGC